CTATTTCCAGCCACACGCCTGCTGCAGCGGCTTTAATGCATTGTTCAACCCAGTTAACTCAAATGTGACCGATACAGGGCTTTCGTTGTAGGGGGTTATTCTTGCAAACATCTTTTCAGATTTAGCTAGAGCCTTAACAAAATCTATATCTCTGCCACTATAAAAGACCGCTTTGGTGTCGGTAGAAATCGACCAGCTTCTTTCCACGGCTTTCTGCTTATCAAGCCGGTAAAGCATACTTGTTTCCTCTAGTCCTAAGTACACATCCCAATTAATAAAAACTTCAGTTTTCTTTTCACGACAGGCCACAAAAATCGTTGGTGTGACTGTCTCGCCAAATGGGGTTCTGATGGAATCATTGCTAGGTAACATTAAAACCACGTTTTTTGAATCATCAACCGGAGATGTTGTTATATGGGTCAGCCATTTTCCGGGGTTCGGAGTCGCTTCTGCTACAGCAGGCTCATCCTCTTCTGCTGCATCCTGCGGAAAAAGCTTGTCATAACATGCTAATCGTTTGGTTCCATTTAATTCTGATCGGCACTCAAGGACCTTTTCTTTACTGATTGCCTCGTTTTTAGAAACTTCAGCGTCTAAAGGTGCATTTTTGGCTGAACTCACTGGTTTGAAAGTTGGCGAGAAAAATCTGTCATAGCAGGTCAGACGTCTCTCATCCGTTTTTTCATCGGGGCATTGCTCTCTACTTTCAAATTTTTCAGCGCTCTTCGTTCGCGAAGGAGGAATTGAATTATCGTAACAAGAAAGACGCAGCGAGCTATCCTCAATCGTCCGGCACTGAAGAACCCCTTTAAAGTCCCTTGACTCCTCTTGAGCATGAGTAGCCAATGAAACGGAAGCGGCTAAAAATGTCGCAATGAAAATAAAACTTTTCTTCATGAGGTCATCCTTTTGGTCTGGTAAGAAACACAAGTATTCCAATGACTATGTCGCCGATGACCCAAATAGTACCAATGGCCATCATTCCCAAACCTGCGCCTAAAGCAGCTCCTGCCCTTTCCGCTTCAGATGTAGCATGGCTTATAACTTCACCAGTTCCGCCTAGTCCTTTAAAAAGGGCATAGATCATGAAGATGTTAAATAAAATGAAGATCCATTTTATTAGTACCCCAAAAATTGAGCGACGCGGCTTCCTTAATTGTTTACCGCAGGATGGACACCTCAATGCTGAATCGCTCACTTCTTTCCGGCATTCCGGGCAGCTAACCAAAGCCATAGCAATCATCCCCATCGTTACTTATTAATTGTCAATTGTTACAAAACATTTTTATTTTATCGGATAATTCTTCATTGACAAGAAAGAAACCCCGCTTTTGCGGGGGCTATTTTAAACTGGGAGGGTTAGTTGATCGCTACCGTAGTGTGAGGCAGGAAAGGCATCTGAGGGGATAAAGCCCGGCGGTAGAGCCTCACGCGGTGCGCGCTTTGTTACCAGTTTTTCAACGCTGTTTAGCGTGGTGAAAGTGATACTACATTCAAAATTCTGGCACTGGTGATAATGCCGAACCGTGGTATTGCTTAACGAGCGACTGGTGCGCGTTTTTGCAACGGCACCACAAACAGGACACTTAAACATGATGGCCTCCCTGGGCGGGAGTTGAACTCGCTCATATTATGGCCGCTAACTCTCACTTTCTGCAATCCATTCAGGTATTTTCGCTTCAAGCTCCAGCCGGGTTTTGAATCCGCTATCGTCTACCGTATGCCCCACCTTCGCGATTATCCAGTCCTGCTTGTCTATCGCATCTTTAAATCCCGTTACGGTTCCGTGCATCTCCGGATAAAGATCCGCGCGCCCATAAGCCAGGGTTAACGAAAATTCAGCTGCACCGCGCTGAAGCTGCTGCCACTTTGCGGCGGCCGCGCGCTGTGCCGCCATTTCGCTGCTGTATGTTGTGCGGAGTACAAAAACATTACCATCTTCCCCGGCGATATAATCGCCCTCCCGGCTGCTGCTGCGCGGCTTCTTCTCCGTGGTTTTCTTGCGCTTCTTCACCGTGACTTTTTTCTTTTTGCCGAAGTTCAGATCCAGCCAGTAAGCCTGCACACCGGTGTAAGCGTCGCGGTCTGCAATGCGGAACGAATGACGGTCTGCACTACCGCGCGTAATGGCGAACTCCGGCAACGCTTTACCATTCGCACTGACGCCACCGCCCGGCAGAATGAACAACAGACAACTGTTTTTTACCGTGGCTATGGCGCCGAGAATATCCGCCATACGCGTCAGGAATGACATATCGCTCTCCTGGGTCTGGTCGGCATGATCTATCTCGGCGTTCATCAGCTGCTCGGAAATAACCGGCTTCAGTTTGTAACGGTGAGCGATAGCCGACACGATGCGCTCTACCGTCACGTCATGCCACGACACCTCGCGTTTGATATTGAATTCATCGCGAAAATCAGCGCTACGGGCGGTTATCTCGATGCGGTCTGGCGGCCCTGAGTGTGCGATCTCATCAACAATGTAAACCCCCTTGTAGATTAGCGATTCCCCCTGCCATCCAAGCGATAACGACAACTCGGCGCCACGAGGCGGCAGCTCAATATCGCCCTGGCTGTCATCAACGATGATCGTCAGCTCGTCGGCGTTAAATCCGCGATTATCCGTCAGCTCCAGAGAAATTATTTTTTCATCCAGCACGGTCAGCGCCTTGCCGCCAATCAGGACATTAAACGCCGGGATGCGTGACAACTCATCCTGATAATTTTTGAAGTCCTGAGCGCCTGCATTCAGCAGGCTTTTTGCATTGTCGATTGTGTCTGTGTTCAGCGCCATGATTGCCCTCCGCCGCTGATAGTTCCATGCGCGCGCGAGGCATGCGACGGCTTTTTGTTGTCACGGAACGCCCACAACCACCGCCGCGAGACGACGCCATGTATTTCAGGGATTATCACCCCGAACTCACTAAACATGATGGCGGTAGAGTATGACCGACAACTTTTTCCACGGGGCGCGCACCAAAGAAAACACCGACCTACAGACCGTAATCAACGATGTTGATTCAACGGTCATTGGCCTGGTGGCGGTTGCTGAGGATGCCGATCCCGAAACTTTTCCACTTGATACACCGGTACTGATTACGCGAGTGATCAGCGTGCTGGGTAAAGCCGGTAAAACCGGCTCCCTGTACAAGTCGCTCAAGGCTATTTCCGACCAGGTTAGCACCCGCGTGATCGTCGTGCGTGTCGCTGAGGCTAAGACCGAAGAAGGCGCTCAAACACAGTCGCAACTCATCATTGGCGGAACGAAGGCAGACGGCAGCTATACCGGCATGTTTGCTCTGCTGACAGCAGAGCAAAAAACAGGTTATCGCCCGCGCATCCTCGGCGTACCAATGTATGACACTCAGGAGGTCACCGCGCAGTTACGCGTGATTGCAAAGCAGTTGCGGGCGTTCTCTTACAGCTATTGCGATGGCTGCGAAACGATCACCGAAGCGAAAGCTTATCGTGAACAATTTGCAGAGCGCGAAGGCATGCTGATCTGGCCGAACTTCATCGCCTACAACCCACAGACCGGAGCGAATGAAGAATTCCCCGCCGTGGCTTATGCATTAGGCCTACGCGCGCTGATCGACAACGAGCAGGGCTGGCATAAATCGCTATCTAACGTGGCGGTTAAAAACGTGCTGGGGATTACCAAAGACGTATTCTGGGCGCTACAGGCGGAAGACTCCGACGCCAACGAGCTGAACGCCAACGAAATCACCACGCTGATTAAGCGTGACGGCTTCCGCTTCTGGGGCAACCGCACCACAGACACCGAAGAATATATTTTCGAGGTGTACACCCGTACCGCCCAGATCCTTGCGGACAGTATCGCCGAGGCGCAATTTACCACCGTTGACAGCCCACTCACCCCGGCGAACGTGAAAGACGTGGTGAGCGGTATTAACGCCAAACTTCAGGCGCTCGTCACGGCGGGCAAGCTGATTGGTGCGGCGTGTTGGTTTGATATCGTCGATAACCCAACCACTAGCCTGCGCCAGGGTAAGGCTGTCGTGCGCTACAACTACAGCCCGGTACCGCCGCTGGAAGATTTAACTCTGATCCAGACCTTCACCGATCAGTATTACGAACCGGCTTTTGCATCGCTGGGAGGTGCGTAAATGGCTATTCCTAAAAAACTGCGGCTGTTTACCCTCTTTGTGGACGGGGAAAACTATATCGGGAAAGTGCCTAGCGTCACGCTCCCGAAACTTACCCGGAAAACAGAAGACTATCAGGGCGGTGGCATGCTTGGCGCGGCGGGCGTCGATCTCGGCCTGGAAGCCGGGGCGCTGGATGCATCAATGATTGTCGGCGGTGTAGTCGAAGAGCTGATCCTGAAATGGGGCGGCGATATTGATGAATTGCGTCTGCGCTTTGTGGGTGAGATTTACAGCGGCGGTACCAGCTCGCTGCTGGAAGTAGAAATGCGCGGCCGCATCACTGAAATTGATCAGGGTGAGGCAAAACAGGGTGGTGACACAAACCACACCTATGCGATCAAAAACACCTATTACAAAGAGTCAGTAGACGATAAGCCCCTGCTGGAAATCGACCTGCTGAACTTCATCTACAAACGCAACGGTAAGAGCCTCTATCCGGATCGCATTGCCTCCGCGCTGGGCCTCGGCCAGTAACTTTTTAACCACTATCAATGGCGGCCAGACCGGCCGCCCGGAGAATTACCAATGTCTGTTACTTTAAGCAAGCCTATCAAACGCGGTGATCAGGAAATTAAAACCATCGCTATCACCGACACCATCAAGCAGGCTGGCTCGCTGCGCGGCCTGAAACTGGTTGACGTGCTCAACTTCGATTATGACGCCGTTTCCACGCTGCTGACGCGCACAACCAGCCCGCAACTGACAGCTGTCGAGATTGCCACGATGGCGACCGGCGACTTTACTGCGCTGTGTGAAGAGATCACGCCTTTTTTGACGAAAGCGGAGCCGTCCGCAGTCACCGAAGCGGCGACGGCGAGCAAGTAAGAGAAGCAGTTATCTCCGATATCGACGACCTGATCGCCGATATCGCTGTTATTTTTCACTGGCCGCCCTCCGAGATGTACGGCATGGAGCTGCGCGAGCTGATAGCCTGGCGCGAACGGGCGGCTATCAGAAGCGGCAACCATGATAAGGAGGATGACGACGATGGATCTTAGTATTCGCGTTGCGTTCAGCGCCATTGATAAACTCACCCGTCCGGTCAACGCCGCCAGTAAAGCTATTGGCGGCCTTTCTGACTCCCTCAAGAAAACGCAGTCGTCGATCAAAGATCTGGAGAAAAGCGCAGCGGCATTCGACAAGCTACGCTCGCAGGCCAATGAAACGGCGCAGAAACTTAAAACAACCCAGCGGGCCTTTGACGGCCTCAACCAGAAACAGCGCGAAGGCGGCCAGCTTACCGAAGCACAGGCGGCTCGTCTTGAATCGCTGCGCGGCAAGCTCTCGCGGCTGACGGATACCTATAACAAACAGACCACGCAGCTGCGCACGGCGGCGCAGGCGGTACGCCAGCACGGCGTTAACCTCTCATCCGGCAGCGGTGCAATTCAGAGCGCAATCCGGCGCACAGAGCAATATAACCAGATTCTGGAGCGCGAACGTCGCCAGCTGGCGGCAACGACGCGCGCACAGGCAAGCTATGAGCGTGCCAAAGAAACCGCAGGAAAACTCCGTGGCACTGGAATGGGGATGACACTTGGCGCAGCGGCTACAGGCTATGCGGCGGGGTCGTTCCTGGCGCCCGCGGTGGGTTTTGATGAGGAAATGTCACGCGTACAGGCGTTAACCCGCCTCAGCAAAAACTCATCCCAGTTGGCCGACCTTCGCGCGCAGGCAAAAAAACTCGGTGCCGAAACGGCCTTTACTACCCGCGACGCCGCGAGCGGTCAGGCATTCCTCGCGATGGCCGGCTTCACCCCTGAAGCTATTCAGGCGGCCTTACCCGGCGTGCTTAACATGGCGCTGGCCGGTGGCATGGATCTTGGCGAAAGTGCCGATATCAGCTCTAACATCCTGTCGCAATTCCGTCTCGATCCAAAGGAAATGGATCGCGTCAGCGATGTGCTGACCGCCGCCTTTACCCGCACCAACACCGATTTAACCAACATCGGTGAAGCAATGAAATACGCGGGTACCGGCATGGCCGGTCTGGGCGTTGATGTTGAACGTACCACCGCCATGATCGGCGTAATGGCGAACGTGGGGCTACGTGGCAGTATCGCGGGTACAGGTTTGCAAACGACCTTTTCCCGACTAGCAGCACCCACGACCAAAGCACAGGCCGCCTTGAAACAGCTTGGCGTTACCGTGGCTGACGCTACTGGCAAGATGCGCCCGGCAGAAGCCATCCTCTCGGATATCTATAAATCCGTCTCGAAGTACGGCGCCACAGATCAGCTGTCCTTCTTCAAAGATATCGCAGGGGAAGAGGCGGCCAAATCATTCCAGGCACTGGTGAGATCTGCAGGTAGCGGTGAGCTACAAAAGCTACTGGCGGATTTACGCGGATCACAGGGTGAAGCGCAGAAAGCGGCAAAAGTGATGGCCGACAACCTCAGCGGCGATCTAAAAAATCTGGATAGTGCATGGGAAGGCTTCCGCATCCAGGTGGAAGAAACCACCGACGGGCCATTACGTAAACTGACTCAGGGGTTAAGTGACTTAATCACGTCAGCCAGTGAATGGGTAAAAGAAAACCCGCGGCTGACGCAAACGCTGATCCTTGTCGGTGGAGCGCTGACTGTCTTTGCCGGGGCGGTGGGTATTGCCAGCATTGGCGCCAGCTTCATCCTTGGCCCACTGGCAAAACTCCGCCTGATGCTCAGCATGATCGGCATCTCATCAATCACCGCGACCGGCGGTATTTCGACGCTCGGCGTGGCGTTCTCAGGCTTAAGAGTCATTCTCGCATCACTGCTGGGGATCCCCGGACTGATTCTGGCGGCGTTCATTACCGCAGGCCTGCTCATCTGGCGATACTGGGAGCCGATTAAGGCGTTTTTCTCCGGGCTGTTTACCGGCATCAGCCAGGGGCTTTCCCCGCTGATTCAGTCGTTTTCTTTCCTGGTGCCGCTGTTTGATGCCATCAGCGCAGGGGTGGCGAAACTCTGGGGCTGGTTCAGTCAGCTATTTACACCGATTGATTTTTCCCGCGATGCGCTGGATAAGTGCGCCAGCGCCGGGAAAACATTTGGCGAGGTGCTGGGTACCGCCCTGAATCTGCTTTTTACCCCGCTCCGCTTGCTGACTGAAGGGGTCAGCTTGTTGCTTGAAAAGCTGGGGTTAATCCCTTCCGGAATTGACGCTGCACGGGCTAAGGCCAACAACCTCGAACCCAAAAAGCCGACATCGTGGGAGTGGGATCCGAAGCAAAAGAAAATGGTTCAAAAGGCATGGGACTGGTCACCTAAAAAATCAGATTCACCCGTTACCGCAGGCGCGCCGCCAGCTCCCTCGCCGCTATCCGGCGACACCGGCACAATGCGCCGCTTGAATAGCATTGCGGATAACACGAAGGCGACCGCCGACAACACAAAGGAAGCACGCAAAAAGATTGGCCCTGGCGACATTATTTTTAAAAACCTGCCTAGAGCGTTGGCTCTGCGCGGCGCCTATCAGGAGGCGCGGATCTCACCGCAGGCAGTACCGCGCGTTGCAGCTCCGGCGGCAGGCGGCATTCTCTCCGTTCCCTCAGCGACACAAGGCCCGGTGTCGGCGCCCGTTTCCGCCCCGACAAGTGGTGCGCCAGTGTTTAACCTGGTCTTTAACGAAGTCGGCCAGCATTCGGCGCGGGATCTGGAAAGAATGGTCAGGAATGCCGTTCGCGATGCAATGGCCAGCACAACCAGAAGTAACCGTGGTTCGTTCCGCGACAGAGATTAGAGGTAATCAGTATGATGATGGTTTTCGGGATGTTTGTTTTTACGCTGCGCACGGCCCCTTATCAGCAGCTCCAGCACGCGCAGGAATGGCGGCATGTTAAAAACGACCGGGTTAATCAGTCTGCCGGGTGGCAGTACATCGGGCCAGGTGAGGATAATATTACCCTGTCCGGGGTACTCTATCCGGAAATTACCGGCGGCAATCTGTCGCTGTCTGCGCTTGAGACTATCGGATTTTCCGGCCGCCCCTGGCCGCTGATTGAAGGTGATGGCCGGATTTACGGGATGTACGTCATGACGCGGCTGGAACGAGGAAAAACAGAGTTCGATCAGTTCGGTGGCGCAAAGAAAATTGAATTTACGTTAAGTCTCAGCCGGGCAGATGCAGATTTTCGCGAGAAGCTGCAATCATCCTCCATCAGCGATGCCCTGGCAAATCTTCAGAGCAGCGCCACCAAAGCTATTAACGCAACAACCAATTCACTTAATCGCCTGTTTTAATCCAGCAAAAAGCCCCTCACCGAGGGGCTTTGTTATACCGGCAAACATCACCACTTCTGACCGTGCTGCAGCTCCGTTATTTTTGACGATGCTCGATACTATGCAACACGCGCCCAGCACATCAGCAGCGTGTGGGCTTCAACCACGCTGAACGATTTGCCCTCGCCGAGGTTGGCTGTTTTGCCGCTGGTCGTATGTTTGTGCGGCGGTATCGTAACTTGGTGGTCATGCTCTCCGGCGTCATCTGTCACACCCAACTCCTTCGGGTTAAAGAGCTGCCGCACATCACCGCCAATTTCCCATGGATCATCTTTACCGGCCACCCCGCCATGATTGTGAACACCGCCGGGCGTGGTCGTCAGCTTCTCTTCTGATCGTTCACTGGTTTCGCCGCTCACTTCAATCTGAACGGCGGGCAGATTGGCCTGTTGGAGTGTTACGGTATCGTTGCCGCCGGTCTGCCCGATGTTAGAACCATCGGCCTTACCGATGCGAATTGTTTTATTCTCGCCAGTGTAAGTCCATTGCGACCACGGCCATTTCTCGTTCGGATCGATATTTTGAGCAAAGAAGCGCACTGTTCCTGGCGGGTTTTCTTCTTCCCAGAAGTCCCGACGCGCCGCAGTGATAGCGTCAGCGATAACCTGCTGAATACTGGTATCCAGATCACCGACGACCTGATCGGTGTAGTCCTTCGCCTCATCCCTGGCTTTATTTACTTCGGCTATTTGCATTCTGAGGTAGGATCGCAAATTTAGCCAAGAATTGAAATCCACGCCCTTTTGTGCAAAATCTGGTTGACATTAGCAGATTGACTACAGTACCGTTCTGTGTAAAAGGTGGTTGGAGTCCAGAATGAACGAATTTACGGGATCGGCAGCTTCACAGGCTGACTTTATTTGGAAGAATGCGGAAGACCTTTGGGGGGACTTCAAGCATACGGACTTTGGCAAGATCATTTTGCCGTTTACCTTGCTGCGCCGCCTGGAGTGTGCGCTAGAGCCGACCCGCGAGGCGGTGAGAGAAGCGCATGACGCTTTCAAGGATGCCGATGTCGAGCTGGATACCATTCTGCGCTCAACCGCTGAATACCCCTTCTACAACACCTCTGAATACTCCCTCGGCACCCTGGGTAGCACCAAGACGCGCCGTAATCTGGAAGACTACATCGCCCTGTTTTCGGATAACGCCCGCGCTATCTTCGAGGAGTTTGAGTTTGGCAATACGGTGATCCGGCTGGAGAAAGCGGGCTTGCTGTACAAGATTTGCCAGAACTTCGCCAAGATCGACCTGCACCCGGACGTGGTTCCGGATCGGGTGATGAGTAACATCTACGAACACCTGATTCGCCGCTTTGGTGCCGAGGTCAATGAAGGGGCCGAGGACTTCATGACGCCGCGTGACATCGTTCACCTAGCGACCGCATTGCTGCTTGACCCGGATGATGCCCTGTTTGAGGCCAGCCCTGGTTTGATTCGTACTCTGTATGACCCGACCTGTGGCACGGGTGGCTTCCTCACCGATGCCATGAACCATGTGAGCGACTACGGTAACCGCGAGAAGATCCCACCAGTGCTGGTGCCGCACGGGCAGGAGTTGGAGCCGGAAACCCATGCGGTTTGTGTGGCCGGTATGCTGATCCGCCGTTTGGAGTCCGACCCTGGCCGAGATCTGTCGAAGAACATTCGTCAGGGCAGCACGCTGTCCAACGACCAGTTTGCCGGTGAGCGTTTCCACTACTGCCTGTCCAATCCGCCATTTGGCAAGAAATGGGAGAAAGACAAAACCGCCGTCGAAGCGGAACACAAAAAAGGCGAGCTGGGCCGGTTTGGGCCGGGCCTGCCGAAAATTAGCGATGGCTCCATGCTGTTTTTGATGCACCTGGCGAGCAAGCTAGAACTGCCGATTAACGGCGGTGGCCGCGCCGCTATCGTGCTGTCCGGTTCGCCACTGTTTAACGGCAGTGCCGCGTCTGGCGAATCGGAAATCCGCCGTTGGTTGCTGGAAGACGACCTGATTGAAGCCATTGTAGCTCTGCCAACGGATCTGTTCTTCCGCACAAATATCGCCACCTACCTGTGGATTCTGTCCAATAAGAAGCCGCAGGAGCGCAAAGGCAAGGTGCAGTTGATCAACGCCACCGACCTGTGGACTTCAATCCGCAACGAGGGCAACAAGCGCCGTATTGTCAGCGATGATCAGCGCCGCCAGATTTTGGACATCTACGCCGCTGGGGAAACCGATGCGTTTTCCCGGATGCTCGACTACCGCACCTTTGGCTACCGCCGTATCAGGGTACTGCGCCCGCTGCGGATGACCCTGGAACTGGATAAGGCGGGCATGGAGCGCCTGGAAGCCGACCCCTCTTGGGAAAAGCTCCCTGACGCGCATCAGGCATTCTGGCGCGACGCCCTCAAGCCGCTGATCGGGCAAACGCAGACCTATGGCTGGGCAGAAACCTTTGCCAAGGACGCGATCAAGTCCGACGAAGCCAAGCAGCTCAAGGTCAAGGCCAACAAGACCTTTATCGCCGCGCTGATCAGCGCCTTTGGTCACAAAGACCCGGAAGCCGAGCCGGTCACGGATGCCAACGGCAACCTGGTGCCGGATACTGACCTGACCGATTACGAAAATGTCCCCTACCTGGAAGACATTGACGACTACTTCGCTCGCGAAGTGCTTCCTCATGTGCCGGATGCCTGGATGGATGAGAGCTTTACCGATGACAGGGATGGTCAATTGGGCCGCGTTGGCTATGAGATCAACTTCAACCGCTTCTTCTACCAGTACCAGCCGCCGCGCAAGCTGCAAGATATTGATGAAGACCTGAAGCAAGTAGAAGCCGAGATTGCCGCGCTACTGGCGGAGGTGGCCAGCGA